CCGCCGGCCGCGCCCCCGGCCGCCCCCACTGGGCCGAAGAAGAAACGCAAGGGCCGGGGCAAGACGATCGCGGGAATTCTCATTGTCGCCGCCATCGCCATCGCGCTCGTCGTGCTGGTGTGGTACTTTGTATTCCGGGAGGACGGCTCCAAGGGCGAGGTCATGACCGACTTCGTCACCCGGGGCTCCATCCAGTCCATGGTGGAGGGCAGCGGCACCACCAAAGCCAAGGACTCCGCCACCGTCACGCCCGGCTCGGGCACCATTCTGGAGCTCTTCGTCCAGGAGGGCGACCAGGTGACCGCGGGCCAGCAGCTCTACCGTATGGACGACACCACCGCACGCGACGCGGTGACCGAGGCCCAGAAGTCGGTGGACAACTGCAACAAGGAGCTCCAGGCCGTCTATGACAAGATCGCGGAGCTGAGCATCACCGCCCCCCACGCGGGCAACCTGCGGGAGGTGGCCGACCTCAAGGTGGGCGACACCGTCAACGAGGGCGACACCATCGCTACCCTGGTCAACGACACCAAGCTGCGCCTCTCCCTGTACTACAGCTACGCCTATGAGGGTGACATCAAGGTGGGGCAGACCGCGCAGATCTCCATCCCCGCCATCATGGCGCCCGTCACCGGCAAGGTGGAGCAGATCAACAAGGTGCGCTTTGTCTCCCCCGAGGGCGCCACCCACTTCGAGGTGGTGCTGGTGCTGGACAACCCCGGCACCCTCGCCGAGGGGATGGATGCCTCTGCCGGCCTCACCGCCGCCGACGGCACCCCCATCTACCCCTACCAGAACGGAAAGCTGGAGTACTACGAGTCCACCAAGATCACCGCCAAGGCCACCGGCCCGGTGGAGCGCGTCAGCCTGCTGAACTACGGCGACGTGAAGGCCGGGCAGCTCCTGGTGCAGCTGGGCGCCAAGGACACCGACGAGGAGATCGCCTCCAAGGAGAACGCCCTCAAGGCCGCCCAGGAGAAGCTGGAGGAGGCCACCAAGGAGCTGGAGAAGTACAACGCCGTCGCCCCCATTGACGGCACGGTTCTCCAGTGCAGCCTGACCGAGGGCCAGGAGGTGTCCAGCGGCCAGGGCATCACCATCGCCGACACCTCCCAGATGATCATCGAAATCCAGGTGGACGAGCGCAACGCCCGCTACATCAAGGCCGGTATGATGGTGGACATCAACCAGTACGGCACGCCCTACGTGGGCATCGTGGAGAGCGTATCCATGACCGCCTCCGGCGAGAACGGCGTGGCCTCCATTCCCGCCGTCGTCACCGTGGACAACTACGACGGCAGCATGATCCCCGGTACTTACGCCGAATACTCCTTCGTGGCCAGCGAGTCGGAGGACTGCCTCACCGTCCCCGTCCAGGCCGTCAAGTATGTCAGCTTCGCCAACGTCCAGCTCCCCGAAACCCTGGATGCCGATCCCTCCGCCGGAATGGATGACGGTATGATGGATGACGGTATGATGGACGACGGTATGATGGACGGCGGCATGATGGACGGCGGCATGGTGGACGGCGGCGTGGAAGCTCTGCCCCAGTCCTACTCCGGCGGCGCTTTTGCTGATCCCTTGGGTATGATCGCGGTGCCGATGCCCGGCGGCGGCGTCGTCGTGGACGGCGGCTCCATGGGCGGCTCCTCCGGCGGCGCCAGCGACGACAGCACCGGCGTCATCGTGTGGGTCAAGTCCAAGGAGGCCCCCGCCAACGCCATTCTGGAGCCCGACCCCACCTGGGACTGCCCCGAGGGCTTCTGGGCCGTGCCCGTCGAGGTCGGCCTGTCCGATAATTCCAAGGTGGAAATCACCCGCGGCCTGGCGGAAGGCCAGGAGGTCTTTATCGGCTACCAGAACCCCGACGAAATGTACTATTAAAGAGGGCCCCGGTATGCTCATTGATGTAAAAAACCTCTTTAAAATCTACCACGAGGGGGAGGAGAGCGAGGTTCGCGCACTGGACGGCGTCTCCCTCTCCGTGGACCGGGGAGAATTCCTGGCCATCATCGGCCAGTCCGGCTCCGGCAAGTCCACCCTCATGAATATCCTGGGCTGCCTGGACATCCCCACCTACGGGGACTACCACCTGGACGGCGTGGACGTCACCGAGCTGTCCGACCGGCAGCTCGCCCACATCCGCAACAAGCAGATCGGCTTCATCTTCCAGGGCTTCAACCTCATCCCCGCCCTCAACGCCTGGGAGAATGTGGAGCTGCCCCTCATCTACCAGGGCGTGCCCGCCTCCAAGCGGGCCGACCGGGTGGAGGCCGCCCTGGAGCGGGTGGGTCTGGCCGAGCGCGCCGGGCACAAGCCCACCGAGATGTCCGGCGGCCAACAGCAGCGCGTGGCCATCGCCCGCGCCATCGCCACCCAGCCCCCCATCATCATGGCCGACGAGCCCACCGGCGCCCTGGACTCCCGCACCGGCAAGCACGTGCTGGAGATCCTCCACGGCCTGCACGACGACGGCTCCACCATCATCCTCATCACCCACGACAACGGCATCGCCGCCACCGCCGAGCGCGTCGTGCGCATCTCCGACGGGCATATCATCTACGACGGCGACAGAGAGGGGGCCTTCCTTTGAACCTGACCCAAGCCTTCAAGATCGCGGTCAAATCTATCGCCGCGAAAAAGGCCCGCTCCGCCCTCACCATGCTGGGCGTCATCATCGGCCTGGCCGCCGTCATCATCCTGGTCTCCTACGCCGAGGGCCAGAACCGCCAGATGCGGGAGTACTACGAGAGCCTGGGCAACAACGTGGTCAACATCAATGCCTACAGCCCCTCCGGGCGGGATCTGACCAAGACCATCCGGGACTACTGCATGGAGGATCTCGACGACTACATCCTGGGCCTCACTCCCACCGTGGACTACTACGACCAGACTATCCTGAAGTACGGCGCCAAGTCCATGGACAGCAATAACAGCAACTGGGACGAATCCCCCCAGCTCGTCATGGGCAACCAGGACTACTCCCTGTGCAACAACTTCACCATCGCCCGGGGCCGGGACATCTCCTTCCTGGACGTGGAAAACTACAGCCAGGTCTGTGTCCTCGGCTCCAAAATCGCCGACACCCTCTTCAACTACATTGACCCCGTGGGTAAGGAGATCACCATCAACGGCATCCCCTTCACCGTTGTCGGCGTCTTTGAGGAGAAGGACCCCAACAACATGTCCGGTATGGACCGCTATGTGCTCATTCCCTATACCGTGAACCGCATCATCAGCGGCAAAACCGAAATTGGAAGTTTTGTGGCAAAGGCCAAGGACTCCGCCACGACCACCAAGGCCGTCTCCCTGCTCCAGGGCTACCTGGACAGCCTGCTGGGCCCGAATGAGGGCAATGTCTCCACCCCCAATACCTGGCAGGAGCAGAGCAAGGAGCAGGACAAGATGCAGCAGCGCTTCCTGGGCGGCATTGCCGCCATCTCCCTGGCCGTCGGCGGCATCGGCATTATGAACATCATGCTGGTCACCGTCACCGAGCGCACCCGGGAGATCGGTATCCGCAAGGCCATCGGTGCCGAGCGCAAGAGCATCATCGCCCAGTTCCTGATCGAAGCCTGCATGATCTGCGGCATCGGCGGCCTGTTCGGTATCGCCGCGGGCTACATCGGCACCTTGATCGTGGGCAAATTGTCCTTTAAAATGATTCTATGGCCCAGCCCGGGCGTTGCCGTCGGCTCCTTCTTCATTTCCGTGGCCCTGGGCGTCATCTTCGGCCTGTACCCTGCCATCAAGGCCTCCGGCCTCCAGCCGGTGGATGCCCTGCGGGCCGATTAAAGGAGAGAGAATATGAGATTAAAACGACTGATTTCCTGCCTTCTGTCCGCCGCGCTGCTGGCCGGGCTACTGGTATTTCCTCCCGCTTCGGCGTCCGGCTCGGGCGGCTTCTCCGACATCAGCGATTCCACTGTCGCCGACGCCGCGGAGATGCTCCGCCTGCTGGGCGTGGTGGACGGCACCGGCGGCGGCGCCTTCAACCCCGGCGGCACCCTGAGCCGGGCCGAGTTCTGCAAAATGACCGTGGAGATCATGGGCCGCGGCGCTGAGGAGCCCGCCCAGCGCAACCGCACCATCTTCACCGATGTGGGCCCCACCTACTGGGCCAGGGGCTACGTGAACCTGGCCTCCTCCATCACCATCGGCGGCACTGCTGGTGAGAATGGCGGCACCACTGGCGGTACACGCCTGATTATGGGCGTGGGCGACGGTACCTTCCGCCCCAACCAGGCCATCACCTACGGCGAGGCCGTCACCATCCTCATGCGGGTGCTGGGCTATGGCAGCGCCGATGTGGCCACCGGCTCCAACTGGTATGACGGCTATGTGGCCGTGGCCCAGTCCTCGGGGCTGGCCGACGGCCTGAGCCTGGGCGGCGCGGCCACCCTCACCCGCGGGCAGGCGGCGATTCTGTTCTATAACCTGCTCTTTACTGAGCCTAAGGACAGCGACCAGGTGTACCTGACCACCCTGGGCGGTTCCCTGGAGGACAACGTGGTGGTTCTCTCCACCGACGCCACTGCCGACGACGGCACCACCGGCTCGGTGCTCACCACCTCCGGCACCTATAAGACCGACCGCGTCTCCTTCCCCGGCGAGCTCAACGGTACCCGCGGCCAGCTCGTTCTGGATAAGAACAAGAAACTGCTGGCCGTCCTCCCCGAGGAGGGCAGCACCTTCCGCTCCGTCACCGTCATGGGCAGCCCGGAGGCCAACGCCATTCCTGTGTTGGGCGACGAAACCATCTCCGTCACGCTGGAGACCCCGGTCTATACCAGCGACGAGCAGGCCGCCAGCACCTACGAGAAGATCTGGACCAGCCTGCGCTCCGGCGCCAGCCTGCGTCTGTGCTTCAACAGCTCCGGTAAGCTGGAATACATCTATATGCCCTCCAAGACCGCCAGCGTCAGCGACGACAACGTGCTGGTGGCCAAGAACAAACCCACCGGCTCCAACAACCCCTTCGCCTCCCTGTCCGGCGGCAAGACCCCGGCCCAGATCTACAAGAACGGCATCCCCGCCGAGCTCAGCGACCTGCGCCAGTATGACGTGGGGACCTACGACAAGTCCTCCGATACCCTGTTTGTCTCCGATCTGAAGCTCAGCGGCCTGTATGAGAACGCTTACCCCAACGCCGCCGCTCCCTCCACCGTCACCGTAATGGGCGCTAAGCTCACCGTACTGCCCAGCGCACAGGCGGATCTTGCTGCATTCAAGGTGGGCGACAAGGTTACCCTGCTGCTCACCACCACCGGCCAGGTGGCGGGGGCTGTCTCTCCCGATGTGGCCAAGTCCAACGCCGTCGGCGTGGCCGAGGTGAAGGGTACCATGGCGACCATCAAGTTGCTGGACGGCATCCTCACCCTAGAGGGCAAGACCACTTACAGCGAAGCCGCCGCCGCCAAGCTCAACGGCTGCCTGGTGACGGTATCCTCCTATAAGCGTGACTATCTGACCCTGAGCAAGGTAAACGGAAAGGGCGCCTCCACCGCGCTGAACCTGACCACCAACCGCATGGGCACTAAGGAGCTCTCCGCTGGCGCCCGCTTCTTTGAGCAGGTAAGCAACGGCAGGCTGGTGGAGATTGACCGCAGCGACATTACCATCACCAGCATCCCGGCCAACAAGATTACCTATGTGGGCTATGACTGGGCCGGCCGCGTGGATAAGCTGGTGCTTAACGATGTTACCGGCGACTGCTACGACTACGGCATGATTTATTACCGTGCCGCAGGCTACGAGGAGAGCAAGGACGACGGAAGTGAGGGCAGCTATCAGAACGGTGAGATCCGCGTCACCAACGGCAGCGGTGAGCACACCTATGTAGTCGGCTCTGTGGACGGCGCCAAGACCAACCGCATGGGCGGCGTCGCCGGCTCTCTGGACCAGTTGGACGGCAAGAATCGCATGGCCGCGTTTATGCCGCTGAACGAGGCCACGGGTATCCGCCGCGCCCAATTCGATACCGACGCCATGCTTCTGACCACCAACTCCATGGTGATCCCCATTTCCGACAAGGTTGAGTGCTACAATAAGACTACTGGAGATTGGTTTAAGCCCGGCGAGGATGGCGACCATAAGGCTGCGCTGAATCTGGCGCTGGCCTTCTCCGACGATATCACCGTCTACTATGACCGCTCTCCCGAGGAGGGCGGCAAGGTCCGCATCGTCGTTGTGGAATGAGTTTTGTTCTACCAAAAGTCTACCAGAAACGCCTTGGAACCCTTTGGGTTCCAAGGCGTTTTCTCTTTTCCCGCTCCTGCATTGTCTACCAAACGTCTACCATAGTAACCTTTTGATTCTGTTTTCCGCCTTTTATATCCCTATCCCCCGAAAACTGCATTGTTTCCTCCCCTATAAGGGGCGTCATACTCCCCTTTCTGTTCTACCGCACTCCAGGCCTTTTGTAAAGCCTCAGAATAGTAATATCGATATCCAACGTCGCCGCGTTGGATATCCTGCACGGGAACAAGGTCATGCAAGTGGAGGCCAAAAACTATTGCATGATAGTGAGGGCGAAAGGTGGTAGAACCATACTCACCACACATAAAATACCGAATGTGGTCATCCGGGAAGGCTTTCCGAAGGCGCTTCCAGAAAAGCTGCATGTGACGCTTCTCCAAACTGAGAGACTGCATCGCCTCTCCGGTCTCCGGATCAGCATACCAATGGCGGGGTACATGTTCTTCATCATAAGTCAAGGTCAAGAAGTAGGCGGAATCGTGATATTCGAGTTCCATCATACAGCGGTTAGCCCAATCACGGGAGCGGGCTATGCGGCAGCCTTCACACTTGCCGCAAGGAATCTCAACCCAGTCAAGCCAGGTCTTTTCAGCGTAAGCAGAAATCTCGGGAACATCGGACGTACAGATGCGACCTTTTCGCAATTCCAGGTGATGAACGCCATAGGGAACTATCTTCATTTCAGCCTTGCCATTCTTGGTAAAACCGACTTGAAAACCCTTAAGGGGATGAAAACATGACAAACAATCACTCCAATCGCTACACTCTTAGAGCCGCAAGCTTTTCCGTACTCGGGGGCAGGGAGGTGTCAGTGGGAACCAATATATCAAGATAGTATTGGTTCCCACGACCCTCCAAATTTCAGCCTCAGTCGTCAGCGCTTTTTACGCCTTGAAGCATCCTTGCCAGAAACAGCACCGGGCAGCACGTTGGCAAAATAATCAAAGATGTTCTTACCCCAGGGTAAATTAGCATTTTGAATATCCTCAACAGCCTGAGTGGCAAGACCACCAAAAGCATTCCAAGCGTTATTCGGGAAAGCTTCTTTGATATCAAACTCGTGTTTGAAGCCGGCTTGCTGTAAATCTTTATTCACTTGAGCATTGAAAGCAGCAATCTCCTTTTGCGTCATAGACTGCACGTCATAACCATACTTTTGCGCAGCAGCATGGATAGAAGCAGCAACCTTCTGAGCGGCGGCAGACTGGTCTGCGGCATACTTTGTACCAGCTAAATGAGCATCAGCAGTATAACGTTGAGCAGCAGCAGAAATAGTAGCTGTATTAAGCTGAGTTTGTGCCTGGAGCTCGGAAGTATATTTGGACATGGCCGTATATTTATCCGCGATAGCCTGATTAGACTGAGCAGAAACACGGGTACCCTCAAGGCTTAAGAAAGAACTAAGCAAGCTCCCAAACAAGCCAGCAATAGCACCAGTGGCACTATTATCAACGCTGCCCATAGCACCGGACGGGGCACCGGAGCTAGCCGTTGCGCCAGAAGTAACAGCGGCACCGCTACCACCAGTGACAGAAAGAACGGGATTAAGGCCAGCAGCAATTAAATCACGCACCTCTCGCTGATGGGCAGTAGAGCTCATACGCTCCTGCCAATCTCTATTTTTTTGGGCCTCTTGACTGTTGTACCGACGCATGGTTTCGTACTGCGCTTCCTGCCACTTCCGGAGTTGTTCTGCCTGTTGAGCGCTGGCGGCAGTATTGCTGCCCGCAATACCTTGTAGGGCGCCAGTTATAGATCCGGTAGTATTAAGTCGGTATTTATCAAGAGACCCTGGTCTTACAATAGCACCAGGAGAGGCAGTAGTCAAGGCCGACTTAGCCGAATTCATAGCCATAATCTCACCTCTTAGTGATGGTCGATAAGGCCAGGGATACTATACATAGGCATAGGCCGAGTAGCCTTACACTGGACGTAGAGGTCAGCAAACATTTGGTTAGACACAGAACTTGTAACAGCAAGTACACGGTCAACATTGGTCTTATCCTCGCGAATCCACGCATCAGACAACTTGGGGAGCTTGGTATACTCGTCGGCAAGATGCCAAACATCAAGGGAGGTCGGAGCCTTGGAACGCATTTCAGCAGCAACACGGGACGGCTTGTAACGGTAATCGGCCCAGGCTTCCTGATAACCAAAAACCTCATCATCCTGGGCGGTGCCCTGGGCGTAAATCTCCTTGTTAAGAATAGGCTGCTCACCAATATTGGCAAAGACGGGGAAATAGTAGTCCAGGCGATCACGGCGGAACCAGAAACGCTCAAGGCCCTGCTGGTAGGTATGGTCATAGCGGGCGACCATAACGCCGATCACAAAGCCATGCTCAACAAAGGACTTAATGAAATCACCATGAACGTCAGTAGTAACAGAGAAAGCGGCAGTATCGCCGAGAGGGGTGCCATCAACCTGGGTCGCGGAATTCTGGACAACCTGATTTATATTAACAGGTATACGGTTACCGCCAAGATACTCAGGGCGCTGGAGGCGGGCGTCAGGACTGGTAACACCGAAGTGAGATTTAAGAATCTCAATGTAACGAGTACCTCCTCTAGCGTCTTTCTCATAAAGTTTCTGGACCTGAAAGGCCATGCGCAACTGGTTGATAGTGGCCGCCGTCACAGAACCAGACTGAAGAGCCCACAGGTTGTCAAAGTACAACGTGCCATCACGGGAAGAACCGGAGGAAAATACAATACCGGTAGAGGTAGAATTAACCTCAGTAGCAGAGGCACCAGTACTACCAAAGTCGAAAGTCTGTGTAACACTAGAATAATCAGTACCACTCTTAACGGCAGAAGCCCAAGCAGACATAGGGGACTTAAAGAGAGAATGATCAACACGCTCGGAAAGAGAAACAACGGGAAGGTTACCACCCTGTCCGACAGGAATGGTTACATCAGGGCCTTTCTGCGGAGCAGGCAGGGCGGAAGTGAAGTAGTCATGGAACTTGGCGGCCTTGAAGGGCATACCGCCTTTGACAACATCAGTGATATAGTTGGAGCCATTGGAACCTGCAAGGGTAGCATCATCCACAGGGATGTTGAGGGGGTCAGAGAGGTTCTCATCGCGAAACCACTCATTCATGATGAGGCCGTAGGCACGGAAGGGGAGGGCATTAACAGAGAGGTTGGCAACACCAGTAGGGATGCCCATGTAGTCGGCAATGGAGCCAATAGACCAACCACCAGAGGGGGCAGTCACCTGGGGGACAGAATACTCGGTGGTGGGAATCCAAGCGGACTGTGTATTCTCACCCATCAGCTCACGCCAATGTTGCCAAACAATACGGTTAGGCACAAAGTAAAAATAAGTGTCCAAGTAAAGATTATCCATCATAGGAGTGAGCAAGGTTTGGAGACGAGCAACCATAGAAGTCTTCACCTGAAAAGTGTCACCGGGAAGAACCTCATCAACATAGAAGGGGATAACGTCTCCGACGTTAAAACTGAGTTTAACACTATGGTCACGCCGAAAAGTGCTACGAGCAATATCAAGGTTAGTAGGATTAAGAGCAAATCTTGTATTTTCATTGCGAGACAAGCTAATACCTCCAGTCTGTAACAGTTGTTCAAAAGGAGGGGCCCACAGGGGGCCCCTCGTTCTCTGTTGTTCACACGGCCAGGGCGGCCGTGTATGCCTTGACCAGAACCTCAACGGCTCAAGCCAATGTCAGGAATATGAAATTTAACCAGCGGGTGAGGCTGGCGCGGGGTCTGTCTCACCTCCTTTCAGGCCCTGTGAGGCCGCTGGCGGCTCACCAGCGGGATTTTGAGAAGCGGGTGGTGTAACCATACCCATAGCCTCTAACCAGCTCTCAGAGCCTGCCTGGGCGAGCCAAACATGGAAAGATTGGCCGAACTTCTCACGGGTTTCGAGGGGTAAGCTCATAAACGTCTGCTCGGCCTCTATCATGTGATTGAGCAGCCCGGCATAGGTCTGAGGCATTTCAGAAAAATCACCAAACATGCCTTGCACCTTTTGCAGAGCGGCAGTATCACCAGCATTAAACCTGTCCATGATTTTATGAAGATCGACAGAATCCTTGTGGCTCTGGATAAAGGCGTAGAGGTCCTCTTTACCACTCTCCTTGAGGGTCATAACACCGAAGCGGTCGAACTCAGGGGAGTAAAGAATCTTCTCGCCGCAGCCGGGCTCAGAGCAGAAATGCTCCTGTTCGCGGTGCCAAGTCTGGAACATCAGACATCCTCCTTCTGCTGCATAGAGCGAAGAACCTCCGCGCCGTCGGAAATGAGCTCGTGGAGCTGAGCCGGAATGAGAACGCCTTTGTCAGAATCGAACTCACCAATGCGGAAAAGCTGAAAATCGGAAGCATGGGTAAAAAGAACGCCGTGGGATTCCATGATAGCGTTGGCGAAATTGCGGGCGGCGATATAGTCATTCTGTTCGGTGGTGAGGCCGAAAAAACCAGAACGCAGGTCACGGATAGCGTAAACGTTAAGCATCATTTTTATCATCCTCCAAAAAACCAGAAAGTTCAATCAAACGGATTTGAAGCTCTAAAGCAAGAAACTCATAAAAGTCGAGCTCCATATCGATATAGCGCCAAACATTGGCGGCCAGCTCGTAGCAATCAGCATCGAGATTTAGCCGGACAGAGACGGTAGCACGTTCGTCATTCACATTCTGATACCTCCACGATAAATTTTAGGGTTAACGTTGATACGCTTGGAATTGACAGCAGTATGGCGGAATACCTGTCTGTCTTGAGACCGCCTCATTCGTCGAGCCATAATTACAACTCCCTTCTCAAATTTTTTATACGATTATGGAGCACGCGCTCCTGGGTCTCGAGGATTTCTTCATAGGTCATAGTGGACTGAGCCAGCTTAGCCTTTTTGCCTTCCTCGGCAAAGTGCTTGCGCTTGGCCTTAATCTCAGCCATCACCTCCGGATTCTCAACATCAAAGAGCTTGTCAAAATATTTAGGCGGCCGAATCTTACGACCACCTTCTGGGGTGGAAATGGAGATAGTATCATACTCCATGCACTCGGGATGGTCATCATACCACTGGCGGCCAATACCAGGACGGCGAGACATGTCGACATACTCGGGTTGGATATTAAAAGTCTGGTAGACATCAGCCTCAGGGCCAGAGGCTTTCTTGAGGACGTACCGGGCGACGTAAGCGCATGTCTCCCAATTGACTTGACCAACCAAGACATAGCCGATAGGCTTCCGGATGCAAGGGGTGTCATACGCCCCTCTGGCTCAAAATTCAGAAGGAGGAAATCCAAATGAGAAACCTCAAG